TATGTGGTTCTTTCTGTTCGCTCTCACAAAAATCCTTAAACTTTTTAGCAAGATGTTTATTTACATATATAGGCTTTCTTCCGTTCCTTTCGTTTAAGATACGATCATCAAACTCATATAAATTCATAGCTACCTCCTTGGTAAGTCCTTACAACTCCTCGTAATATTTAACTAACTCGTTTAAATACCATTGACATTTTTTTAAGTCCTGAATGTTCTCTTCTTTATCCTTATGTCTATATAAATATTTCCAGATATTAGATTCTAAATAAGCAGCATATCCTTTTGAACCAACTCTATCTCTTATTAGGTCTATACATTCCACTATTCCTTGGTAATGCTCTGGCCTGTTTACCATATCTGGTTTTATATCAGCAACTTTATTTTTGCTGTCTTTACCAGCTTGATCCCATTCTTCTTTTCTTATATCGTCTATCGACATATTTTCACTCCTTTTTTGTAATTAACTGTTGTATTCAAGTACATTTACATATATATTATAACAAATCAAAACAAAAAGGGAGATTAAATGGAAAAAGATAAAATCTTTTTAGATACTAAGCAACTCGCTCAAAGATGGAGAAGATCTCCAAGAACCATAGAGGGCTGGCGCGCAAAGAAAACAGGGCCAGACTATTTAAACCTAAATGGTAAAATTGTATATGATATTGACGAAATCATAAAAGCAGAAGCAGAAGCAAGGGTATCACATGAAACACGCCAAACTTAGCCCATCAGCTGCTGAAAAATGGACTAATTGTCCAGGTATGCCTACGCTTGCAGCAAAGGTTGATTATCAAGTTGGATTACCTGCCGCTGTTGGTACTTTAATTCACAACATGACAGAACAACTATTAAAAGGATTTTTAGTTGATGTCACACTTGAAGATTATTGGCTTGGTAAAAAAGAATATGTAGAAGATTTTGAAATAACAGTCGACCAAGACATGATTGATTGCGCAAAGATTTATGTGGAATATGTGCAAGAGAGAGCAAAAAGATTAAACGGCAAACTATTGGTAGAACAAAAAGTTAGATGCCAAGAAATATCAGAAGATTTATATGGTTATGCAGACGCATTAATAATCACTCCACATAAAATGTGCGTTATAGATTTAAAGACAGGTAAATATCCTGTAAGTCCTGAACACAACAAACAAGCCATGATATATGCAGTAGGTGCATTATCTCGTTATGGCAATGAAGATACTGAAGTAGAGATTACAATTGTCCAGCCACGCGCAACATGGGGTGGCGGACCTATCAAGACATGGAACACCACCGCAGAATTTTTGGTGGATTGGGCCTACGATTTCTTAAAGCCGTGCGTGGATGCATGCTTGGAGGAAAACCCTGTATATGTTTATGGGGATCATTGTCGCTTTTGTAACGCAAGAAGCATCTGCGATTTATATAAACAATATAATAAAGGAGAAACTAATGAGTGAAAATAGTGAAACCAAAAACGCTGAAGAACCAACAATTAAGTTTGCGGATGATGGCAAGGAACATAAGGTCAATGAAATGCCAGACAATGCAAAAGAGTTGATGGCTCGTTGGCAAGAAAAGAAACAAATCAGAGATGATTTTATTATAAAAGCTAATAATGATATCGATGATTTAAATACCTTACTTGGTTCTTATGAGGCTCGTATGAAAAACATATTAGAGCCAACAGAAGAAAAAAAGATTGAGGTGCAATAATGTCATTAGCTGATATAAGAAAAAAATCCGTACAAAAACCACCAAGAATAATAGTTCATGGTGAGGCAGCTGTAGGTAAAACATACTTAGCATCGCAGACAAAAAATCCAATTATGTTGGATGTCGAGGATGGTCTAGGTAAGATACAAATGGATAACATACCGTGTAAATCTTATGCGGATGTCATGGAAAATCTTGATGAGCTTGCCGTTGAAAAACATGAATACAAAACTGTTTGTATTGATTCTTTGGACTGGTTTGAGAGATTGTTGTGGGAAAAGGTTTGTGCAGATAACAACTGGGCTTCGATTGATCAGCCAAGTTACGGAAAAGGCTATGCCGAAACATTGAGGTACTGGGGTCAGTACATAGAAAAACTTAACAAACTAAGAGATAAAGGAATGATGATATTCCAAATATGTCATAGTGAGGTAAGAAAAGTGGAAGATCCAAGAATCGAAGCTTACGACAGATACTCTCTTAAACTTCATAAGAAAGCTTCAGCATTATTGTTGGAACATTCTGATGCATGTTTTTTTGCAGCTAAGAAGTTAGGTACTATTAAGGTGCAGGGTAAAAGTGGTATGACTACTAAAACTGTATCTGGAGATAGAATTATTTATCCAAACAACGACCCAGCGTATCTTGCAAAAAACAGATACAACTTACCAGATGAGTTGCCAATGGACTGGAACGCAATCCGTGAGGAGATGTTGAAGTGATTGATACTAAAGAACTTAATGAACACTTTTGTGATGATGATGAACCACAATACGATGAAGATGGACTTTGTCGTCATTGTGGGGAATCGCAAGAGGATTGTTCAGAATATAAATGTTGGATTTAACAAGGAGTAAAAAATGGATTTAACAAAATATGATTTTGATAACACAGATTCTGGTTCAGAATCACAAGCAAAGATTGAACCTGGTGTTCATACTTTAAACTTTGATGGATATGAGGTTGTTACTGGTAGAAATAACTGGGAAGCAATTAAAGTATTCTTTACCGTTGGTAGTTCAACATTCAGAATTAATCATGCCTTTACAGTAGGGCATGATAATCCAGATGTTGTAAGGCGTGGCAAACATTCATTTAAAGCTATGGCAACTGCGATGGGTTTAGGCTCATTAACATCTATGGATAAGTTCATGGACAAGTCAGTCGTAGCTCCAGTAATAATGGATAATGATGACAAGTATATGGTCATTGATGAAAACTTTGGTAAGAACTGGCAACCTGCAACTGAATCTGTTGCAAAGCCAAAACCAAAAGTTGAAGATGACAATATTAAAACTGGTCCTAGTGAAGCAGATTTAGATGCAATGGGTACTACAGTAGCGAGCGAGGATGAAGCACCATTTTAATTTTAATGGTAAAAACAGGCCCACTCTTTGCGGATATTGTAAAAATCCGAGTGGGCCACTACTTTACAAAGACGGAGATTATTGGTTAGGTGCGTGCAGTATGGATCATTTAAAAAAGATTAAAGAAGGTAAAAGGTTACCAAACAAAGCACAACTCAATGACGAAGGTGTTGAATACTCCATAGCACAAACCAAAGATATATATTTAGAACTATCCAGAGAAGAAGATAATCAAGCATTACATAAATGGGATAGGGATAAAAGAAAAAGGGTGTTTACTTCTATAGTAAGAGAATATTTAAACTGGGCTAACGCTGTAGCTCAACAAGACGATGAAAGGGCAAAACATGGATCTGACGAAATACTTTCCAGAAGGAAATAATTTAGAACAAAATAAACCAAAAGACACAAGCGATTTAATAAACGAAATGCAATCACAAGGGTTGCAAATAAATCATTTACAAATTACAGGCGACATAGTAAGAGTGCCAGTCAATGAATTAGCTGGTATAAAAGCTGACTCTGGCGGTCAGAAGTCTGGTTATTATGTAGTCAATGAACTCAACGGTAATTACTTCGCAACCTTTGGTAATTGGAAAACAGGCTTCGAGGGTAAATGGTCAAGCGTGAATCATCAAGCTATGACTGTTCAAGAAAGAGACAATCTACAATGTCAACTGCAAGAGGCTAAGCAAAGGGCTGATGAAACTAAAAAACAAAGGCATAACGAAGTGGCCAAAAAAGTTGAACGCTGGTTCGACTCTTATCCGAATGTTGTTGAACATGACTATCTCACAAATAAAAAGGTTAAAAATTATGGTTTAAAGCAATACCAGGATATGTTGGTTTGCGGTGTGTATTCTACAACAGGAAACATTCGTTCTCTACAGTTTATTAGTAAAAATGGTGATAAAAGATTTGCTTCTGATTCAGAAATAAAAGGCAACATATTTCTTATTGGTGCAGACATAAAAGACATTCCCAAATTAGATAAAATTATATTAGCAGAGGGTTATTCAACTTCTGCAACTATTTATGAAGCAACCCAGATTCCTGTAGCTTGCGTATTTTCTGCCAATTTCGTCATGGCAGTAGCCCTTCAGATACGCAAGCTTTCAGGTGCTAGAATTGTTGTTGCGCTTGATAATGATGAAAGCGGAGTTGGAGAGAAGAAGGCGCAAGAGTGCGTGCAGGCGGTGATTAATTCATGCGTGCGTTTGCCGAGTGAACACGGAGACTTTAACGATTTATATTTACGACATGGTTTAGAAAAAGTAAAAGCTGAACTTGTAGAACATAAGCTAGGCATACAAAAATATGCAATTCGTAATCTTATAGGTAAACCAGAACCACAAAAGTTTTTAGTTGAAGG